GTTTGGAGATCAACAACAGGGCGCAAGTGGCGCAGATCAAAGAAGAAGGCGCGACCAAGCGCAAGCTGATGGATGTGACCGCACGGGCGCATAACACCGAAACAATGGCAGAGGTTCGGGTTAATGACCAGAATACCCGCAGCATCACCAGTCAGAATAAGACCGAAATTGATGCCTTGGTCAAAATCCTGTTGGCAAGAATGTCACCTGACCAATTGATGGGCGAGATTGAGCGATTAAACGCTGAACAGTTCCAATATGCCAATATTGCCGCCCAGGATATTAGCCAGGGTGGAAGCCCCTTTATACAAGGAATGCCGCAGTAATTGACAAGCACATGATTTCGGGTAATATCGCCCCAAACCTTACCAGTTGGGTCAACTGGGTAAATTCTTAGGATAAAACCTATGTCTGAAGTGCAAGAAGCACCAAAAGTTGCCGCTAACGTGGTGACAAGTGAAAATTTAGCTGAGTTCAACGCCAAGAAGATGGGTTTAGCTGATAGAGCGCCTGTCGAGGCTGTGGTCGAGAAACCTCCCGCAGAGCCGACAGAATCGCAAAATCAGAGTGAATCACTTGATGAAAACGAAGCGACAGCGACAGAGGAAAGAAAACGCAATCCAAAGCTGGAATTGAGGTTTGAAAAGATAACCAAGCAACGCGAAGAAGCAAGGCAAGAAGCCAAGCGGGAACGGGAAGCGCGGGAATCTTTGGAAGCCAAAGTTAGGGAACTGGAAGGCAAGGTATACCCGAAAGCGGAAACCCAGCCAACTGGTGAACCCAAGCCAGAGAATTTCTCCGATATGTATGAATACGCCAAGGCGTTGACAGACTATCGAGTTGAACAAAGGATGGGCGAGGAAAAGCAGAAAGAAGCACAGGCGAAACAGCAAGCCGAACGGGAAAAGGTCATTAGTGCCTGGACTGAACGGGTCAAAGCTGCCAAGTCTGAGATGCCTGATTTTGACGATATGGTTGGGTCTGCTGACGTTGTTGTGAGCAACGAAGTGCGGGACGCAATCTTTGAATCAGATGTAGGCCCAAGAATTCTGTATCACCTTGCCGAGAATCCCGAGTTCGCAGAGAAACTCTCAGGCATGACGGTGGCATCGGCCTTACGAAGCATTGGAAAGCTGGAAGCCCAGTACGAAAAGACTGAGCCTACGACTAAAACTGTTGTTGGGAAAAGTAAAGCGCCAGCGCCGATTAACCCAATCAGATCGGCGGCAAACGGCAGAGATGTGCCCCTTACCAGCGATGGTAAATTTGAAGGGTCATATCAAGCCTACAAAGCCGCACGAATGGCAGGGCGAATCCGCTGACAATCAATCATTCTTTTGAAAGTAATACAAAATGAGTAATAATCTTTTGACTATTTCAATGATCACCAACGAAGCGTTGATGGTCTTGGAAAACGAATTGACCTTCTCCAGCGAGGTCGACCGCAACTATGACGATCAATTTGCCGTTAGCGGCGCAAAGATCGGTAACACCCTAAACGTTCGCCGTCCTGGTCGTTTCATTGGAACTACTGGCCCAGCATTGAACGTTGAGGACTTCAACGAGACTTCTGTGCCTGTCACTTTGACCACGCAGTTCCACGTTGATACCCAGTTCACCACGCAAGATTTGGCCCTGTCATTGGATATGTTCTCTGACCGAGTGCTGAAACCCGCTGTGGCTGCTGTTGCCAACAAGATCGACTTTGACGGTCTGACGATGGCAAAGAACAACACCGCCAACATCGTTGGTACGGCTGGAACGCCTCCCACCAGTTTGCTCACCTACTTGACCGCTGGTGCGTATCTGGACAGCGAGGGCGCACCCCGTGACGGTCGCCGTTCTTGCATTGTTGAGCCTTTCACGGGCGCAACCATTGTTGACAGCTTAAAGGGTTTGTTTGTCCCATCCGATGTGATTGGCAAGCAATACCAAAAAGGCATGATGGGCCGTGACTCTGCTGGTATGAACTGGAAAATGGATCAAAACGTTGTGAACCAAACCTTTGGTTCTTACAGCGGTTACACCCTCGCCACCAACACCACCAGCATTGGCATCAGCACGGGTTGGGCACAAACCAGCAGCGTCACCTTGGTGGCATCTACTGGCTTGACCTTGAACCAAGGCGACACCATCCAGATCGCTGGCGTGTATGCTGTCAACCCCCAAAACCGTAGCGCATACGGTTCGGGCAAGTTGCGTAGCTTTGTGGTGACCTCGACCACCGCTGTGGCTACTGGCGGCGGTACTGCCGTGACCGTTTCTCCTGCCATCATCACTGGTGGTCAGTTCCAGAACGTCACCATTACCACCACCAGCAGTTCCGCAGTTGTGACCCCGTTTAACAACACTGGCACTGTGTCGCCCCAAAACATCGTGATGCACAAAAACGCATTCACCTTGGCTACGGCTGACTTGGAACTGCCAGACGGGGTGGTCTTTGCTGGTCGTGCAAGCGACAAGGAACTGGGCCTGTCAATGCGTGTGGTTCGTCAGTACACCATCAATAACGATTCGATTCCGACTCGCGTTGATGTGCTGTACGGCTGGGCTCCTCTCTACCCTGAACTCGCTTGCCGAGTTGCAGCTTAATCAACATTGAAAGGACTTTAATCATGTCTAATCCAGGCGCAGCAAGCACCACCACCAACCATCCCAGTAACTTGGCAACCAATCAGGCATTGCGCTTGATTGCCTCTGCCCAAGGCGTTAACCTCAATGCTGTTGCTGACACTATCGCCCCCATCCTGGTGGCTGGTAACGTCAGCGTTCAAAGCATTATTGTTGCCAACGCCAGCACCAGCTTGACCACGGCACAACTTGCCGTGTACACAGGCCCAGGCGCTACTGGTACGGCAGTGAAATCAGCATATGCGTTGTCGGGTAATAACTCGACCACCGCTGTTGTTGTGACCGCCGCAACCTCAACCGCATCGATTACGGGCACACCCCTGTATATTCGTTGCACTACCGCCCAAGGCGCTGCCGCAACCGCAGATGTATTTATCTATGGTTACGACCTGACCTTTTTGCCTTAAAACGGCATGAACTAAGTGGGAAAGCCGCCCTCAAAAGGGGTGGCTTTTTCTCTTTTGAAGCATATAATTTGATGAACTGAAAGGCCAAGCCATGTCCAATTACGCACAGATTTCTGCCACCGCAATGGTGAAAAATCAACCTGGAAAACTAAAAGGCATTTTTGTTAGCACCGTGACCAGTTCGCCTACCGTGACTGTGTACGATGCCCAAACCCCTGGCACAGATGTGAAAATCATTGACACATTCACCATGACAGCGGCAACAAACATCAATTTTTATGATGGCATTAACTGTGAAAACGGGTTGTATGTCGTAATTTCTGGGACTGCAAGTATTACGGTTTATTTCGAGTAAGCCATGACCACAGCGGTCACCCAGACCACTAATTTTGTCCCTGTGCAGGGCGTTTTTGCGCCCGAGCCTACCTTTGCCTTGCAATACTTTGTCGGGCCAGCGGGAACGCCGTTCTATGGCCCTGAGAATGCTTCATTCACAAACATAAGCACAGTCACAGGCACAATTACAACAACGCCCGTTGGCGACACAGACATTGCCAATAAAGGGTATGTGGATTCGGTGGCGCAAGGGCTTGATGTAAAGGCATCATGCGTTTATTCGACCACCGCCAACATTAGTTTGTCAGGCTTGGCAGTGCAGGCTGGTGGTGATTGGGTTGCAACATTGACTGTTGGCGACAGGATTTTGGTCAAAAACCAAGGTTCAAGCCAGTTCAACGGTATTTATGTTGCTGCGGCTGGCGCTTGGGCACGATCTGCTGACATGAATACATGGGCAGAAGTTCCATCGGCGTTCACGTTTATTGAATCAGGGACAACCCTAGCGGATACGGGTTGGGTTTGCACATCTAACCAAGGCGGCACAATTGATGTAACGCCAATCACTTGGTCGCAGTTTTCGGGTGCTGGTTCTTACCTTGCTGGTACTGGATTAACCCTTACTGGCAACACATTTAGCATCACAAACACAGGCGTAAGTGCGGCGGCATATGGTTCGGCATCGCAAGTGGCGACTTTTACTGTTAATTCACAAGGTCAAATTACCTTGGCGGCAAACGCCAGTATTGCTATTGCGGCATCACAGATAACCAGCGGCACGATTGATAGCGCCAGATTGTCGGGCAGTTATTCGGGCATAACTGGTTTGGGAACGCTTGGAGACTTGACGGTTACCAACACCATCATGGGTTCGGTATCGGGCAACGCTGGCACGGCTACAACGGCAACCAAGGCCACTAACATTGCGGGTGGTGCTGCTGGTTCATTGCCTTACCAAACAGCGGCAGATGTAACGGCATTTTTGGCGGCAGGGTCTAATGGTCAGGTTTTGACTTTAACAAGCGGCATTCCTTCATGGACAAATGCCGCAACAGGGACTGTTTCATCAGTTAGCGGGACAGGCACGGTGTCTGGCATTAGTTTGTCGGGCACAGTAACCACCACAGGCAATTTGACTTTGGGCGGCACATTAGATTTGTCTGCGCCCCCTGCGATTGGCGGGACAACTGCCAACACGGTCAGAGGCACAACGATCACGGCAACAACTAAGTTTGTTGGCCCTTATTTTGACGCTGCAAACAGTGCTGGCGGGGCTTTGCGTAATGCAAGCGGGACAGCGCAATTACAATGGGGTGCTGGTGGTGGTAGCAATTTGACATTGGATGTTTCCACGAACATCAATGGTGCAAATGCACAGATTGACATAAGCCCAACGGGTACGGGTCATGTTCACATGAAACCCACAGGCACAGGCGCAATTGAGATTGCCCCGACAAGCCTTGGCACGATTAACAATATGTCGATTGGTGCAACCACAGCATCAACAGGCAAATTCACAACCATTGATTTCAGCAGCACTTTGGCTGTGTCGGGTGCAACGGGTTCAGCGGGTCAAGTTTTAACTTCTTATGGCGCAAGCGCCCCCACATGGACAACGCCTGTTGCATATCCCACGGTCACAGATGACACAACCACCAATGCGGTGCGTTATCCCCTGTTTGCTGATCAAACCACGGGCAATTTAGCCACCACGCTGGTAAGTTCCACAAAACTAAACTTCAACCCCAGTTCTGGATTGTTGACCGCCACAGCGTTCAGTGGGTCAGGCGCAAGCCTGACAAGTCTCCCAGCGGGTCAGTTGTCGGGCACGATTCCCAGCGGTGTATTGGGCAATTCAAGCCTGTACGTTGGCACAACCGCAATTGCGCTGAATCGGTCAAGCAGCGCCCAATCCCTGACGGGCGTGAATATTGACGGGTCCGCAGGGTCTGCAACCACGGCAGGAACTGCAACAAACGCAACGAATGTGGCGATTACTGATGACACCACCACAGCGGCAGAAATGTATTTATCCTGGGTGACTACAACCACAGGAAATTTGCCAATCAAGGTATCATCCACTAAACTCAAATTTAATCCATCCACGGGCGTTTTAACCGCTACGGGCGGGGTCACAGGGGGCACATTCTGATGTGGAAAATCTTGGAAATCCAAGCCGAAGGCGACCTAATCACAGGCGCACGGTATTTCTGCGCTAAAAATGAAGTGGAAACCGAGGGCTGGTGGAAGTTTGCCGAGCCAAAGCTGACCGTTCCATTTGCTGATGTGACCGAGGATATTGTGATTGGCTGGGTGACCGCTGACATTGGCGCACAAGTCGAGGCCAGATTAGATGAACAAGCTGCGGCAACCCAACGGGTCGTTGTCGCCCCCTGGTTGCCCCAGGTCTTTACACCGAGCATTTGAGGAATCAATATGGCAGTATTTTTATCACCAATTGGCGGGGCAGGGTGGCAGTTTTTCAACAACGATGGCACGGTGTTATCGGGCGGCAAACTCTACACCTATGCGGCGGGAACAACCACCCCAAAATTAAGCTATACCACATCGGCAGGAAACATCGCCCACGCCAATCCGATTATTTTAAACTCTGCTGGCAGAGTGCCAGGGGGCGAAATATGGTTATTAGCGTCCACTTATAAATTTGTTTTAAACACATCTAATGATGTTTTAATAGCAACTTACGACAATATTTCCGGCATAGGCGCAGCAGAATTTCAAGTTCAAAATTTTACTGGCACAGGGTCACAAACTGTTTTTACATTAACCAATCCATCATTGGGTGAAAACTTCACATTTGTGTACATCAATGGCGTGTATCAGCAAAAGAATAGTTACACCGTGTCCAGCACAACGTTAACGTTTTCACAAGCGCCGCCTGTTACTTCATCCATTGAAGTCATGTTCAATTAAGGTTAAACATGGCACAAACTGGTTTTACACCCATTCAGCTGTATTACAGCAGCACCACTACCAATGCGCCAACGGCGGGGAATCTTGCCAATGGTGAACTGGCAATTAATATTACAGATGGCAAACTGTTTTACAAAGACAATGCTAATGCTGTTCAAGTTATTGGATGGAAAACAACGCCAACATCCGCTGGCGGCACAGGTCTGACTTCATACACCGCTGGCGACACTCTTTATTACGCAACTGGCACAACGCTAACAAAGTTAGCAATTGGCACGTCATATCAAGCATTGCAAGTTAACGCAGGGGCAACAGCACCATCTTGGCAACCTTCAGCCAGTTCTGTATTGACAACCCAAGGTGATTTGCTTTATGCCTCTGGCGCAAATACTTTGGCAAGATTGGCAAAAGATGCAAATGCAACCCGTTATTTATCAAATACAGGTACGACAAATAACCCCGCATGGGCACAAATTAATTTAACCAATGGTGTTACGGGCGTTTTGCCTGTTGCTAATGGTGGCACAAACGCATCAAGCGCCAGCATCACGGCATTCAATAACATCACGGGTTATTCGGCATCTGGCGCAACTGGCACGACCACCACAAATTTGGTTTTTAGCACCAGCCCAAGTATTACTACTCCAACATTAGTTGGTGATGCAACTTTAAGCACGGGAAATCTGGTTGTTAGCAATGGGAAAGGAATTGATTTTTCTGCCACCCCAGGCACAGGCACAAGTGAATTGTTTAATGATTATGAAACAGGCACTTGGACACCCGCTTTTGTTTCATTTGACGGAACATATACAACGCAAGTTGGTCTATATACAAAAATAGGCAATATTTGCATAGCAAATTGTTTTATTAGTATTAACGCGGCTGCATCAATTGCAACAATAGCAAATCCAATTATTGTTAATGGATTTCCGTTTACAAGCGCAAACATTTCAAATTATGGGCCTAGTTCGTCAATCCACGGTACTGGATGGACAATTTCAAGAACATCAGTAAATTTGCTTTTGCCGCCAAATTCAACACAAACGCTTGGTATGTATTATGGAATGTGCGCCGTAGGAGTTACAAATCCAGTTTACGGAGACATAGGAACAGGCAATCTAGTTTTTACCATTACATATCAAACTGTTTAAAAATAAGGAAAAATTATGAGCCTCACAAAAGCCTCTTATTCAATGATTACAGGTGCGGTCACCAATGTTCTTGATTTTGGTGCTGTTGGTAACGGGTCAACTAACGATGCGCCAGCAATTCAAAATGCGTTGACTGCCGCCGCCACGACAACTGGTGCAGTTTTTGTCCCGTATGGAATTTATAGAATAGCTTCACAAATTTCTATTCCAAAAGGCGTTAAACTGTTTGGCGAAGGCCCAGGTGCATGGCCTAAATTCTCAGGAACTGCCAATAGTTATATCACTACATATCACACGGCTACTTTTGCAATTGATTTTGGTGCTGGTGGTACAAGCAAAGCAAATGCGGCAATTCTTACAACAAGCCAAACTGCAATTGATGGGTTGGCTTTTTATTATCCAAATCAAATTGGTTCTGGTTTAAGCCCTATTTTGTACCCACCAACAATAGCATTAGTTGGCGACCCAAATGAAGATAACAAATGTTTTGTATGTAACATTACAAATTGCGTTTTAGCAAACCCTTGGATTGGTATTGATGCAACGGTTTTTCATGAGCAACTGTTAATTCAAAACCTTAAGTTTTTTGCATGGAATACAGGTATTGTTATTGACAATGGCACAGATACAGACATTATTCAAAATGTGCTTGCCAACGCCACAATGACCTATGTGTCGGGTGATTTCCCCGCTAGTAATGACATTTTTGCGTATGCGTTTTTAAACAATGGGGTAGGAATAAAAATAGGAAGATCAGATGGTATTCGATTAGAAAATATTAGCATTATTGGCATGAGCAGAGGATTGTTATTGACCTCCATAGCTGGGGCAGCGGCCAGCGGTGTAGGTATTTATATGTGTAATTTTGAAGGTTCAATTTACCCTTTACAGGCAACTGCTGGTGTTCAAGGTGTAACTATTGCAAATAGTAATTTTGATACATACAGATATACGCTAAGTGGCGTTACTGGTGCAAACGCTATTCAAGCTGTTGGCACATCTGGTTCTTTGATTCGATCATGGAGAATTGTTAGCAGTGAAATAAGAGGTGTTAATTCATCATTATCTATAACGTATGGAATTTATATTTCAGTTAAAGATTGCACGTTGATAGGTTCTCAAACAGCGGGAAATATTTATAATTTTTATTTACAGAATGTTTCAAACATCAATATCCATGATTCTAATTTTGCAGTAAGTCCTTTTAATTCTGCTGCGCGTCAAGCATTATTGTTAAATAGCGAAATAATTGTGATGACAGATAACACTATTGATGGTCAACAAAACTCATTAAATAGTATTTATGTTGATACTTGCAACAACATACGAATTAAAAATTCAAACGCAACAAACACAACCTCGCCGAAAACCGTAGGTTTTACGTCAACCACGGCATCTTTTGGTGAGCCAGCATACCAACTACAAGGAAATGCCACAGTTACGCTAAATGGTTTTCCATCGCCATCCTCAACAAGTTGTTTTTACAGCCAAACAGATAGCACTGTTTACATTAACATTCGGATTGAATATGGCGGTACAACAACTATAACTAATCCAGCAATGTACATAACAAATTTACCTGTTCCAATGGCACATGATTCTGTTTTTGCAACTGGAGATGGTGGAACTTTTAATTCTTATGGTGTCTCAGTTGGCGATGCTGGTGGACAAAGAATTTACGCTGCGCCAGCGTCAAATGTCAGTACTTATGTCATAAGTGGAACGTATACGGCTGGTTTATAAGGAATCATCATGCTTGAAAAACAAATTATTGTTGACTTAATTGAAACCCTTGAAAATGGTTGTGTCCAAGTTCGCACTTGCACCCGCATCATGGAAGATGGAAAGCAACTTAGCAGCGCATTACACCGCCATGTTGTTGCCCCTGGGGACGATTACAGCGCCGAGGATGCCAAGGTTCAAGCCATTTGCGCTGTTGTGCATACCGCTGAAGTAGTCGCTGCATATCAAGCCGCACAAGCGGAAAAAGCGGCACAATTGCCAGCATAAGGACAAGCCATGACCCAGCCGATTGACATCATCACCCGAGCCATGAAGGACATTGGCGCTGTCGCCGCTGGTGAAGTGCCAACGGCAGACGAGGCGCAAGATGGCCTGGATATGCTCAACGACATGATCGCCCAATGGTCGAATGAAAACATGATGGTTTTCTATCGGTCAGAGATCATTTTCCAGACCACGCAAAATCAGGTTCAGTACACCATTGGCCCAAGCGGTCAGATGGGGGCGGCATTCACAGGGTCGATTGTTGGCACAACATTGACTGTCCCAGCTAATGCGGTGACCGCTGGGGGCATCAATATCGGTCAGACGCTATCAGGTACAAGCATCACAGCGGGAACAAGGATTGTGGGCTTTACAACGGGCGCAGGGGGCAATGTAAATGAGGGTGGGACGTATACCTTATCCAGTAGTAATACAACGCCCACGCCAGCTTTCACGGGGTCTATCAGCGGCACAACTTTAACTGTGAGCGCCATTTCTGCTGGCTATTTAGGCGTTGGTTCTGTGATTGCTGGAAGTGGTGTTACTAGCGGAACCACGATCACAGCGTTTGTGAGTGGTCTTGGCGGGGTTGGAACATATACCGTTTCGGTTTCGCAAACTGTTGGCAGCGTTGCCATGACGGGCACGATTATTCCTTTCCCAATCACGGCCTACTATGAGCGTCCATTGTCAATTGAATCTGGCTTTGTGCGGGTTGCTACCCAGCAGGGCGGGACAAACATTGCTGGGGGTTATCTTGACTATCCCTTGTCGATTCTGAGCCTTGAAGAATATGAATCCATTGGCATCAAACAATTGAATGGCCCTTGGGCAAAAGCAATTTACTACCAACCCTCTGAACTGCTGGGGACAGTCTATGTCTATCCCAACCCGTCCCAGGGTGAATTGCACTTGTTTACCCAGACAATTTTTAGGGAATTTGCCTCGCTGAACGACACCATTCAACTGCCCCAAGGCTACAACATGGCTTTGCGGTGGTGCTTGGCTGAACGCCTGTTGCCAATGTTTGGCAAGGTCAATCAGGTGCAGATTGCCATGATTAACGCCTATGCAGGGCAAGGCAAAGCCACGGTTAAACGCACGAATATGCGCCCAGCACAGATTGCCCGATACCCTGAAAGTCTGATGGTTGGCAGGGCCAAGGATGCTGGCTTTATCATGGATGGAGGATTCCGATAATGCCTGATTTTGGGTTTGTCGGCACATCCTACGTTGCGCCATCTATCTACCAAGGTGACCAAGAGTGCATCAATTTCTTTGCTGAGATTGACACATCTAAGCAACCTGGGGACAGGGGCATTGTGGCGCTATACCCTACGCCTGGACTGACCCAAGAAGTTCAACTTCAAGCGGCAGAGGTGCGGGGATTGCATACCATGTCAGGAGAAACCATCCTGATTGCGGTATCGGGGAATTTGGTTTATCAAGTCAACACGGCATTTGTTGCCACCCAGATCGGGACGCTGACCACCAGCACGGGGCAAGTGTCCATATCAGACAACATTGACAATGCAAAAGGTTTAACCGCATATATTGTGGATGGCCCTAACCGATATACCTGGGTGGTGGCGACCAACACATTCACCCAATTGCCGCCAACTGACGGCCCTTGGCAAGGGGCATCTGTGGTTGATAACGTTGATAACTATAATATATATAACGAGCCAGGAACGCAGAACTGGGCTTGTACTGATCTTGGGTCTAGTCTATCTACCCAAAAATTGTATGGGTCGGCTGATGGGTCATCTGACCTGTTGGTAACGCTGATTGTGAACCAGCGTCAGGTTTATTTGATTGGGGAAATCACCACCGAGGTTTGGACAGATGTGGGAAACGTGATCGCAGGGATTACCAGTTTCCCATTCCAGCGAGTGCCTGGAACTTCAAGCCAATCAGGTATTGATGCTAAGTTTTCCCTTTCCCGATTGGGTGAGACATTTGTTTGTGTGGCAAAAGACACTAGGGGTTCGGCAACCATCGAAATGATGCAAGGCTACACCTGGGTCAGAA